GAATCCGGGGGAATAAGGGCATGACATCTCATTGCGAATATTGCGGCAAGCGGGGTCCACGCGATTACAGTTCACACACCACAACCAGGCGCGTGAACCCCCGACAAGAGGTGGACCCGAGGACGGCTGATTGGGTGCGCCCGATAGATCACTGGGTCGAAGATGTAATCAAGATTCCGTATGAGGGAAATCTCAGAGTCGTGAGAGAAGCCGGCGGCACCGCCACTCTCTGGGACGGCGAGAGCTATAAAGTAAAATACGGAAACTTTTGCACACTTAGATGTGCCCTTGCCTACGCTAATGCCGAGGTGGCGCGCAGGGCAATCCGCAAGGGGGAAGTATTATGAAGACACTTTCCCGCCGGCAAAACCAAGTCCTCCAGTTCATCAAGGGTTTCATTGATGAGAATGGTATCGCGCCATCCTTTACGGACATGCGTGATGGCCTTGATATCGCGTCGAAGGGTCAGCTTTTCACCTTCCTCAATATCCTTGAGGACCGCGGACATATCATCCGCGAGTACGGTGTCGAGAGGGGGATTGTGGTGGTCGAGGAGGAGGGGGGAACGCTGCGTCAGATACGGGACGCGGCCACCGCTTTCGTCAGCTTGCAGACAGATTACCGCCAGGCTTACGAAACTGACGCAAACAGCAAGGAGGTCAAGGACCGGGCGCCCGGTGTTGCCGCCGCGTTTGCTAATCTCAAGTCATTGGTGGGGGATGGGGGATGATTAAATTCATCATCATCGTGACAATTGGAATTCTCATCTCTATCGTCTTCGCAGAACTGGCGGTGGGATGCGGGCAGGTGACCTATCTCCCGGATAAGACATGGAGGTCGAATGAATGCATATTCATCCCATCCGAGATAAGTTATGGTCGTTGGTGATGACCTCCCTGAAACTGGCCCTCCCTTTAGCGGAGGGCTTTTTTTTATGCCAGCGCCCGTACTCTCGCAATTAGGCGCCCGCTCCTTTCGGGAAGCTGCCTCGCCCACTTGGAATCGTACATCTGGTTTGCGGCCTCGTTCATATCGCCGGCCTCGACGGCAGCGAGGAAGAGGACGAATTTTCCCATTCGATTCAGTCCCATATTATAGGTCATGTTGCAGATTACGAGTTGGAGCTCTTCTTCCAGGTCACCGAAACCAGGTAACAGCTTGTAGCAATCGGTGATGGTCCAGCCGATATCCTTGGCAAACAATTCCGCGACACGTTCTTCTGAAATCGGGGTTCCGACAGGCTGATCATATTCGGGGTCATCAGGTCTAATCAAATGTCCCACGCCACATGTCTTTAAGCCGAGATGATCTTCATAAATCCTCCCGCCCCCGGAACCTTCATCAGCCTCAAGCTCTCTGCGTAATTGCTCAATCATTTCTTCACCTCTTTCTTATTCTTAGGCCGGGGACGCGCAGCGTCCTCATAGTACGAGATCAGCGCCTTTTGCGCCAAGATGTAGCGGCGGATAGAGGCGAGATTCAACGCGAGTGCCTCATAATCCCGGACCGATATGGCATAAAATAAAAACGTCCCCGTCAGCTTCGTGTACCTCTTCTTGAACTCCTTGAAGTTCTGGTCAGTGACCACGAACCAGGTAATATCATGCAGCTTCACCGGTTGAGGTCGCGCCTGTATCGGGATCACACGATCCACCTGTACGGTCTTGACCTCGATCTGTCTAAGCTTGGGCCACGAACTGCAACTACTTAGTAACAGGCAGAGCAGTGTCAGACTCAAAGCCCTGGAATAAAAGCTTAGTCCCACGATTAATCTTTCCCTCCACGAGTTTGGGTTTAGACTGAGAAAGGCGACTTAAATCATGGCGTCTTAGTTTGCCAATCAGCTTGTTCTTGTAGTCATGCGATTTCTGTAAATTCAGCGACAGACTCTTGTTGAGCTTGCGGTACTTATTTGCGTCTGCCTTAAGCGTGTCAATCGTCTGATCCTGCACCTTCTTTGCCATTTCCAGCTTGGCCGAGTTCTCGGTCAGAATGCGAATCCGCTCCTGCGTGTCCTTGTAATAATACCACCCGCCATATCCTACGCCGCCCACAAGGCCAAGGACTATGATCAGGAGGTAGATTTTCAGCACCTACAGGACGCCTTTTTCCTTCAGGACAAACGCGACCACGGCTGCGACAATGGCGGCGAGGACAATGATCGGCTCGCCAATGAGGGCACCAACACCAATCACAACGATGCCAAGCGCCGCCCAGGATGACGGTTCCGCTATTCGAGTTAATATCCATTTCATTTCTTCTCTCCTGGATGGTGGTTGTCGGGGTATCAATTTAGTTCTGCCCCGGTGCCGAGTATCCCGATATCTTGTCATTTTCTCAACAAAATTATGATCAGGACAATGACCAGCCCGATGATCAGGGTTTCGCCCATGGTGAGGGAAAGCATCACTTCTTCTTCGTCATGTAGGCGGTCATTCCCATATACGCTCCGACAACGCCCGCCTGTCCTATGTAAAACAGGCCAAAGAGGTCAGCCAGAGCTTTGATCCGAGCATCCGGGAAAATGGGCAGAAACACGGCGACGGTGAAGAACAACATCGACCCCATTGCCACCCAGGCCATCTGACGCTGGGCATCCGCTTTCTCATGTCTCGCCAAGGCTTCAGACGCCGCCAGCTCGACATCACTGACAATGCCGTCGCCGTCGAGATCAAGCTCGTTAGCTAATGTGGAGTCGGCCTCTAGCTTTTTCTGTGCCATGTCACTTCCTTTCCGATTCTTCGAGAAGCTGTTCAAGTTCCTCTATGCGCTTGCCAAGTATGAATAACGTGGTATGTATCGACCCGGTTCCGTGAGGTAGCAGCCGACGTTTCAAGAGATCGATCTCAGCTTCCAGCGCCCATTTCCGAGCGGCGATTTCCTCCGGTGTATTCATTTGAGCAACGGATTGTTGAGGGCATCTCTTAGGCGGCGGTCTAATTTCTGTGTGTGTGTATTTAGTCGAGCCTCGATGCCGTTGATCTTGGCGTCGAACCGTGTCACGGCGCTGCTTGTCTTGGCGTCGAACGTACTGGCGGCACTATTCACCTTGGCGTCTAGTCTGTCAGAAGAACTCGCTATGATGGAACGTATGAGTTTCTCTGCCTGTCTCATCGCCGCCCGCGTGTCTGCGTCTGCCGATCTGGACCGGCGATCCACTCCACTGATCTGCTTGTACGTTTTCGCGAGATCGCCCCTGACGTCATCGTGCAGGCCGCGTGTCAGCTGCTGGATTTCAGCGACACGAAGACGCACCGACTTCATCTCTTTCCTGATCTCATCCACCGTCTTGCTCTGCACTGCCAGCCGCTTGTCGAAGCCGCTCAGATCAGGCGACACGAAACCCTCAATCTTTGCTTCCATCTTTTGCCAACGCGTGTACGCTTCCATGCCGCCCCATGCGATGGAGCCCAATGTCCCGATTAATGGTAAGAGCAACAGCAGCTTGCTCCCGCCTATTTTTATTCCTTTATATTCGACCTCTGCCATTTACCTGTTCCACTGGCTTTCGATCAGTTCATTATGGACGCCGTTAGCTTGCCCGCTGAAGCGGTAATTCGTCATTCGGTCGATCATCGACGGGCCGTCTGGAATGGTAGATGTCGAGAAAAACCCGGTCGCCGCATCAGGGATACCCGGACCCTTAAACAGCCCCCGGTTCTGCGCGATTACTCCCATTGCAATCAGCGTCACTGTCTGGGCGGCAGAGCCATATTTCTGGGATGGGGCGATGGCGTCTACCACGGCCTGTGCAGCTATCGCCGGGGTAACCGGGACCGAAACCGTCGCCACGGAAACCTTCGGCAATGCCGTGGTCGCTACTACTACCTTCCGTCGCGCTGTTGATTTGCTCGCCGCTTTCGGTGCTGGTTCTTCAGCGGCCTCGGCTTCGGGTTCTGCTTCGGTGGGTTCAGGTTCAACTGCCGCTTCGGCAACTTCAGGCTCGGGGGCCGGGGCTTCCGCGACGGGTTCAGGGGCCGGGGCTTCTACCGCCGCTTCAATCTGGGCTTCCGCTTGCGATTCTTGCGTTTGCTGCGTTTCAGAAACTGTTGCTATCGGCTCGATCACGGGGGCCGTTGGCGCTTCGGGAGGTGCCGGGGCAGCGGCAGAGGGCGAACTGACAGGGGCCAAAGTCTCTGTAGCAACAGGGATATCCACCACCACAACAGGCGGCACATCTGGCGGCGGGGCTGATGTGGTGACAATATCAAATGTCGCGAGGGCGGCGATAGGCTCCACCAGTGGCGGCGGGGCTACCGGCGGCGCAATAGGAGCCACAGACGCTTGCACGACTTCCTGCGTCTGGGTCTCGATCTGAGTGGAAATAGTAGCGTCCACCTCTTCCTGAACAAACGCGGTCTGATAATCAATTGTCAAGCTGGGGCTGCTAAACTGTGGCCCGTAGAACCCTACCGGGAACCCGGCATCGATCCCAAACAGTTCGTATATACCTGTCAGCACACCATAATTATTGGCCGCGACGACATCCGTGAAAGTGAAATCCTGAAGACCCGCAAAGTCCATTTCCTCCTGATGCACAAAGGTCTCAACCGCCGTTCCAGCATCCTGAAGCGTTACCGTGAGTCGGAATATATCCCGGCAGTCGCCGGATTGCAGGACGCCGTTAGAGCAAGTGGAAAGCTGGGCATTGCTCGAATGACTGCTGATCGTGATCGCTGAATTCAGGGTAAATCCTAATCGCACTTCAGCCTCGGTCAGAGGCACATCGAAGTTGGACGTGTAGGTGCCGCCACCCTCGTTGGTGCCGGACGTACAATACGCCCCACTACTGCACCCGGAACCGGTGCCGAATGACGTGCCGCCCGATGCCGTAAACTCAGCTATCCCCGGCACAAGGTTGTCGGTTGTGAGCTCAACAGCAGAAGCCGGGGGGCAGAACAAACAGGTCAGGATCAGGAGGGGAATTGCCTTCATCCTGGATACCCGTCAGGATTGTCGAGGGTTTCCTGGTGGGTTTCTTCGACAGCTTCCGCCTTCCTGCGGGCATCCCGCCGCAGCTTGGTCCCGTCTGGCGCTTCATTCGGATTTCCAATCCAACTAACTCTGGCTTGTGTTCCAATCTTACCCTCATACGGGCACGGCGTTCCCGCCGACATCATGGCATCGAACACGCGGGCGTCCTGACACAGGAGAGATACCGCCGCCACTTTCAGCCCGGCACCATACAAGGTGCGACTGAGCTTCAGGATTTCGCAGTTTTTGTCCCTGACAGTGCCCCCACCAGACACACCAAACAGAGATGTTTGCACGGCACCTGAAACTCCCGTCACACAAACATCAGAATTATTGACAATCACCGATGGGCTGCTGGCAGTGGCCGCAGTCGTTGCCTTGTCGATAACTGTGCTGTTGGTGGAGTTGGTTCCCGTGGTGTTGGACGACACCGTGTTGGAACTACTCGACACCGTGTTGGAACTGGATGACACGGTATTTGACGAGGTGCTCACCGTATTTCCAACCGTAGTGTTCGTTGTGACGGTGTCAGTCGCATGGGCGGGGATCAAAACACATAGCAGAGCCACTGCTACGGCTATGCCTAGTGTCTTTTGAACCATCTCTTCACCGTCGCCGTCTCCCACAGGCGGATTAGTGACCATACAATACTAAGCAGGGCTGCGACGGCTGGGAGCCATTCCACTAAAGTCGCACCAACGACAGCAAACGAAGATATATCAAATACGGATTTGACGTGGTCGTTCATGGTTGCGTCGGCCATGTTGGGTTATCAGGATCAGCCGTATTGGCTGGCAGATCACGCAGCGTCTGGCGATATGTAGCCCACGCCGCCGTGTCGCCCGGTGCATCGGCAACCTGTGTCCAATCCGATTGGACAAGCAGGGCGTCTCTCTGCACCCGTAAATCTGACATTGTTTTTGCCGACACTGTAAACGCAACAACCGCGTCATCAACCCAGGTGTCGGCGGTCGTCGTGTTGTCAGCGACATCGACCCATTCCAGCGATGAATGGACTTCGAATTCCGCGCCATCTTCTACGATCTCGCAGATTCTGGTCCCTTGGATGAGTGCCTTTTTCATTTAGCTGTACTCCCAGACAATAAGGTGCCCACTGCCGCCAGCGCCACCAGCGCGAGCCGTTGTACCCTGATCCTGCCCGCCAGAACCGCCGCCACCGGTATTAGCTATTGCCGCGACCCCGTCAGATGTATAGGAATTGGCAGCAACCCCGCCGCCCTCACCGCCACCGGTGCCGCCCCGTGGATGGCTTGCACTTATCTCAGCTAAGTGTCCGGGGAAGCCGGTCCCGTTATAATCTCCACCCGCTCCTGTACCACCGGCACCGCCCAATCCCGGTACTCCAGCAGTCGTGCCTCCAGTTCCGCCACCGACGCCGCCAGTGGCAGTTACAAGTGCGGCAAACGAGGACGTCGCCCCGGTCGCTCCAGCGTTATTCCCCGCCGCGCCACCAGCGCCACCAGCGCCAATCGTGACCGTCGCAGACGAGGTGCTGGAGACATCAATCAATTCGTAAGCATATCCACCGGACCCACCACCGCCGGAAGCAAAAACACCAGAGGTATTAGAAACCCCCCCGCCGCCGCCACCGCCGCCAACGACTTTAACGAGGACGGTGCGAATGCCGCTCGGCCGTGTCCATGTCCCGCTGGAGGTGAAGACTTGCGTCGATACGATTCCACCGACTACCGCCGCAAAGGCCGGTGCTGATCCAGAGCCATTGCTTGTAAGAACATGCCCATCCGTTCCAACAGCCGTTGCAGCTACGGCACCTGTTCCGGCTCCGTATAACACTCCATCGGCAGCAAATGTTGAAGCACCGGTGCCGCCATTAGCGACAGAAAGATCAGTAGTGAGGGTCAATGATGCCAGACCTGCTGCACCAGCGATATTAACTGCACCCTTAAAGTCAACACTTAGGTCCGTTTGAGCCTCGAAAACCGAGGCGAATGTTCCTGAAGCGGCATATCCAAGGATGAAGTCAGCCGTGTTGACTGCATTCGTATACATACCCCAACGCTTGCCACTCTCGCCGTTATCGGCGGTTACGAATTGTATCAATCCGTTGGGATTGGGGTTACCCGTGATTCCCTGCAACGTGATCTTATTCTTGGAAGTTACACCAGTTCCAGCCGTGGTCGTGGAAATCTGAACATCCGTCGTACCTGTGGGAATACCTATGACCTCAACATCAGCGTCATTCTTAATGGTAACGTCATTAGTCGATCCTTGACCCGTAAGTATTAAGCCTTCCGTGCTGGTATAACCGATAGCTGCGTTGTCGTCAGCCGATGTATCACCATCTGGCTCAAAAGTTGTTGCTGTTGCCACGCCGGTTATGGTAACGCCTGTGCTGGCGGTGGCTATTTTCTCACTGTTGTTGTAATAGAGACTAACGGCACCATCATCGATGCACTGGATTGCGGTTTCACCGCCGTCGTCACCCATTCTGATATTCACATTAGACGAACCATCGATGTATAAAGCGCCCTCTCCAACATCTTTTATGTAGGAGTTCGAGCCATTGTGATAAATTTGAAGATCATTGCCGGGCTGTCCCCAAACAGTTTTAGCATTGTCTGAGAAAAGTAAATTGTCGGCACTCTCATCCCAGAGCATGTACCGACCCGACGTAGCTCCAAAGAATTTTACGTCGAAGCCCGTGTCGTCGACACCTACGCTGAGAGTCCCGTCTAGCTGAACATTCCCATCAATATCCACAGCATCGAGATTTGTAGTCCCGTCGATATCTGCGTTACCTGAGATATCCAGCGTCGCGGCGTCGAGTTCACCGGTGACGGTTAGACCCGTGGTGGACAGATCAAGCCCCTTGACGCCGTTGACCGACCAACCTAGCTGGTCGGCTCCTACGCGCCACATGCCGATGTTGGGGTCGTCGCTGAAGGAATAGTATGGAAGCGAAACAGTACCATTCGAGCCTAGATGTTGCCCGGCTGATGTGGTCGATGTCGTCAGGGCATCGCCGGCTGAATTGAATAAAACGTAGGCATCTGCGACAGGTTCTGGGAATGTGGTTGACGCGCCACCAGTGTAGGTATCGGGGAATTTAAAACTCTGCGCGATGTCACCATCACGTTCCTGCCCTGACATCGCCAACCGGTCGAGATCAGTTTCGATGGTGTTCGCGGCGAACGGGTCGTTGGTTACATAATCGGTGGTTTGGGTGGTGGTGGTATTCCGCCTGATGTGCCACTGGACCGTGGATGCCGGCGCCGATGCGGCGATTACCGTACCGGTAGAACCTGACCCACCGGTGACCGTGTAATGGCTGGTATAGGACTTCGTTACCTCGACACCGGTAGCGATAGTCCGCTCGACAACGGTCAACTCGGATGCTGAACCAGTGCCCTGGAACGCGAAGGTCACCGCGAAGGACGTGACGCTGCCGTCGCCCGTATAGCTGACTGATGTGGTTGTGGCTGAAACGCTCATTCTGTCATCTCCTTAACGCGGTCCGTTGTCACTTCTTTCATTAAGTCAATCATAGTGTCCTTATGCTTTGACTGCGTTACCAGCCACCCCCAGGCAGCAGTCTTGGCAGAGTCATAGGTTCTTCGGATACGCATCTCTTTTATCAGATCGTTGCTGTCTTTGTACTCCCTGGAGGTTATCACCTTTTCTATGCGAGCCTTGGCGATCTGACCGGCGCGTTCCGCAAAATCGTGATACTCCCAAGGATCAAACATAAGCTGCCCCCCGGTGTTGGGGATAGTCTCTGGTGGGGGAGAGAACCCTATTTTCAAGCGGTCCAGTTCTTTGTCGAGATCGTTGGGCTTGAACTCCGATGCATAGAACGGATTGATCATCCCTGTTATAAAACCACCGCTCTGGTAGACAATGGGCTCACCCCAGATATTGAGGTTGGCCGGTAGAGAACTAGACCAACCAGGCACGTCTTGTTTAATCGCGTCCATCAAGGTCCGCACATACCGGTGTTCTGGGTCGCCTACCCTCTCGAACTGTGCTACCCCTCGCGGGATCATGGACCTGATGAACCCCTCTATGACCTTGGGACCGTACCGGTCAGGGTTCTCTATCGCTTCCAATAAGTTAGACATGCCTGTCATCCACGTCTTGGATGTGACGTTCTTTGAAAATGCCATCCCCAATGCAGCGGCGGCGGTTGCTACACTTTCCTGGTTCTTGGCGTTACCGCCGATCTCCACCAGATCAGCCGCCAAACCCATGACAGTCGCAAAAGGCTCGACACGCTTGAATGAGTAATAGGTGTCACCGATGCGGATAGAGTACGGGCGCCACCCCTGGCGCTCCAGGTTCTTGCGTAACTTGATGTTGGACGGCCCACCACCAGTGATGTAACCGGCATTAGCCGCCACGGCTACAGCACCCATGGTGGTTGTCCCCATCGCCACCCGTGCCCGTGCCAGGTCAGCATGTTCACCACCCATTGCAATAGCCTTTCTATAGTCCTGGCTAAACATCGCAAAGGGGGTGTGATCCCAGGCCCGGCTGATAATATTCATGGGTGTCTTGAGGAAAGGGATGAACCATCGGATCAACGCATGTGATGCCAGCCCTTGCAGGTTTTTCCCTTGTTCACCCAGTGTGCTTTGGAACGTAATCATACGCCCGAAATCTTGGGCGCCTTCCTGTACCAGGACTGACGGGTTGGCAATGTTATCCGCGACAGCTTCAGCGAATAGGGTCGGGTCCGTTATGCCTTCCCTTGTGGCGCTACGGAATGCCTCTGCGTAAATGTGTGCTTGCTGCGCCCGTGCCTTAAAAAGGACATCACCCGCGGCCAGCAAGCGGGTGGACATCCTTCCCATGGTCGCCATGCTACCAGCAAAGTCGATCGCCCTGCCCAAGATACCACCGGCTTGGAGGGCTTCGGCTGAGAATGCATTGACCCGGTACTTCTTGCCCGGCTCCATTTTGGTGACAGCTTCACCGGCGGGGTCTTTGAAAGCCTTGCCGGCGAGTTTAACCGCGTCCCAGGATGAAAAGAACGAACCCATCATCAAGGCTGCGTCTTCACCCAGATGGACACCATCGGTGGCCCCGGTAACCCGGCGTCTCATGTGTCCCATCATCGCCGCCATCGTGCGTATCGGAACCTGCCCGGCCCCAAACAACATATTGCCCACCAAATTAACGACATGGGTAACGGGGCTGGACAACAGAGCATTGATCCAGGCTTCGTAAAAGGCGTCAAAGGTTTTGGCGGTCTTGGTCTTGCGAAGGAAATCAGCCTGTTTGATCGGGTCTTCCATGGATAGATACATGAATGCACGTTCTTGAGGGGTGGCATTGCCGCCAGCCTTGGTAAGAACGTCCCCTATTGCCTGTTGCCGCAATGCCGCACCCCTTGCGGGGATACTATGGGCCGACAAAGTCCTGGCGATCTCGGTCTGTGCGCCTTTGACCTGGGCATGGATAGCTGCATTCAATGCGAACTGACGCTCCATGGCAACACCCGCTTCCTCGGCGGTTTGAAACCCGGCCTTGGCAAGGGCTGTAACGTCACCGCTGAATACCAACTTAGCCAGCCGGTCGCTTTCCTGTGCTGACGCAAGCAATAGGTCGCGAGCCGCCAGCATATTCGCGGCAACCTCGCCGGGCTTCTTGCCGTGGAGTATTTCGCCACCCAGCAACTTCTTTATCAGACGCCCCTGAGACGCGCCAACAAGGTCAGCCATGTGCCGTGTAACTTCATGGGTGATAACCTCACCCGTCTTGTCATCGATACTCTTACGGTACACCTCGCTGTGAGCCGCAATGACCGCAAGAATGTCTTGCTCATTTGTCAGGTTTGCAGGGTTGAAATCATCCAAAGCCGAAAACGGTGTATCGGTGGTGAACTTCTGATATTTGGCAGTTGCCTCGGCTACCGCGGCCGCATCGATGCTGACCACCGCCGCCGTCGCACCTTCCGGCGTCTCCACAACTTTCGCCGTCGAGGGGTCAATCTCGCTGGCCTGTTCCAGGGTCAACGGATCGCTATCAGAGTCTACTATCTTGTTAGGGTCTTGTTCCTTCGGTGTTGAGCGTTCAAAGGGGACGGCCTCTCCCTCGATGTCAACCTCACCTTTGGCCTTGTGTTCCTTGAGTATCTTTCTGGCATTGAGAATACCCCCAACGGCCTTACCCCAGCCAGCGATCTGCATCTCTTCTTGCGGAACCGCATCGGCACCCGGCGGGTCCGGTTGCTGGACTAACGGTAATTGCCCATCAAAAAACCCCGGCTGGGGGACCGGGGCTTGATCGGGAGATGTGACTAGATCAAGGGGATTTATTGCCATTAGTTCCGAGCCCCTTGACGCTGCCCGTTAGGTATTGCTCCTGCGCTGACACTCCCTGTTCCTGCGCCGCTATTTGATTTTGTAGCGCCCGAGCCGACAGACTGTCCGGTCCCAAACGTTCCTTTACCCGAACCAGTTGTTCCTGCAAGGTGGACATCATAATCTCCCTTGAAAATTACCTTAGTGTCGTAATGTACCGCATTTGCCACAGAAACACCACCTTTCTTAGCATATTTTTCATGCAGTTCCCAGAACAGGTCTTCCATCTGGATCATACGCTCTGGGGTGGCGGCATCGTCAAATTCAGGGATATATTGCATCCTAATGCCTGTCAGCGTCCCCGTGTCCGCGCCACCAGCAACTGCCTGGACATTAACACGGTCAGCCTGTCTGGCATCCGTTATAAACGTGAAACCATCGATGCCGCGTTGAGCCAGTTCATCGGATAGTTCCCTGGCGAAATCCGCGCTTTCTCCCTTAGTGAAGTAAATCTCCATGCCCGGTCTGGCGTTCTTCGCTCCCGGTTCTACCACCTTCGATATGAAGACGGCATCCTGGTCCAAAGCCTTACCTTGCTCGATCAGCCGGCGCTCCAGGGGTGCTGGGTTAAAGTCGCTACGGACTACGAACTCAGCATCCAAGGCGCGCTCGTCAGTTTTCATAAAGCGACCGATCGTATTCGTTAATTTATAGGTGATGACGCTGGCATCTCCCCTAACGACATCATCGAATTCCGCGGCTATCTCTGCTTGCTTTACATTACTGGGAACATTCCCAGGACGCTCACCGGATACACCAAGCACAAACCGCTCAAGCGGCGTCTTGAGGCTATCCAATTCTTGCTGGGCCAGAGCCTTGGCCTCTGCTGAATGGCCCTGTGTATTGATGATACTTCGGAGTTCGCTGACCCTGTCAGCATCTGGGGCGCCCGCCAGAGACGCCTCAAAGTCCAGGGAGCCGCCCTCACCCGTCTTGGTGGTCCATCCATTCTTGGTCCACTTCTCCTTCTCCATGAACCATACAACAGCCTGTAAGTCATCAGCGCCCAGGTCACCCAAGTCAACATCGTAATTCTTGATCAGGCCGCTATTATTGATTTCCTCAGCCGCTTGGGCAAAAACATCCTGACCAAAACCGAATTCACCACCGATCTTGGGGTCTGCCTGGGTAGACCCTGCCAGGTGCTTACCACCGACCGCCTTCTCTGCCCCAGGGGGGATATACGGTTTGCCGGCAATGTTCCTAAGGAACCTAGCTGCCCAGACATCGATGGTCGCGTCATTAGAATAGCCAATCAGGTTGCCGGTAAAGTTTGGCGTCTTGGGCGATCGGCCTTCCTTAATGGTTCTGAACAGACCAAGCAGCGCACCAGTGGCCGCTGGGCTATTCGCGTTGAACAGTGAACCGGCGGCACTCCTGATTAACGGGAATTCGCCAACCTTGTCTAACTGGTGAAGCGTAGACGAGCCCATGGGCAAACCTTCATCAGACCGTGCCGCGAATGCTGCCAATTCCTCATCGAATTCACCACGGGAGAACCGGCGCATGATCTCGATGGAATTCTCCCAGTTCGTCTTAACGCCGGTCTGTGCAGACGTGGCACCCAGGGTATCCGCGAACACGTCACCAATACCGCCGAACTCTCGGCGCAAACGTACCCGCATTGCGCGATACCACCGGGCCTCAGAAATAATGTCCTTGGCCGCCTGATCACCGCCTTGAGCCCTCGCCACGATATCTGTGACGCGATCGACCGTGCGAGACGCTAATCGTTCTGCCCACTTCTCTTTGGACAGCTTCCCAGGCGGGATATGGAATGCGTACGCCGGCTGTTGGAACTTAGGTTTAAACACGATCTTGCCGGTCTTCGATGTCGTGAATGCACCACCGACCAGCTTAGCTTTCATAAAACCTGTCTTGGGGTTAAATTGGGCGTTAAACTTCTGCATAAAGGCTTTGCCGAAATCACGCTCCGCCACAGTGGTAGCCACCCTTTCAAGAATCCCCGTCTGAGTTAGAGTAGACGCCGGCTCTACACCACCAAGCCAATCACGCACCTCTTGTTCAGTTGCCCCCGCCTTAAATGTTTTCCGTTCTTTCTTTTGAGTACCGAACCTATCGACCACCCTAACAGCGGACACGCCGGTTTTATTTATGCTGGTTTCCAGGATATTCGTTCCAACATCGTTGATAAGCGTGAGTATCTCATCTTCATTAAGTTTCTTCCCAGCCCCAGCAAGCGTCTCCCGCATCGTGGGACGGCCAACATCCTCAATACTCATTCCCACTGGAACAGGTGATTTGCCTTCAGCCATCCTGCCAGCGGCTCTTTTGTAAGCCGGGCTATTCTTCATAAAGCGATATGCCATACCGACAGCCTGGAACATGCGTTCAGTTACGATACCAATGCCACCGCCTTCAAGCACCCTGCGCGGCATATTCTTGATCCGTGTCATAAAGTCACTCTCGGACTCTTGGGCCGCGAAAGCCTTTTCAATAGCGGACTGCATGTCGGGGTCATCATCGATCAACTGCAACCCCAACTCCATTAGGGTCATATCTTTGGGAGCAATCGCCACGACTTCGGCGGCACTATATCCCAGTGTCTCGGCAAGAATACGGCCATATCCTGCAACGCGAAACGCCTTGGTGAACAAGGCGCCAGGCATAATGACCTGGGCCATGGGAGCCGCAAAACCGGCAACGGCTTTTTGCACACCCCCCTCCGGTTTCACCTGCTGCCCGGCGGCATCAAGTTCAGCAAGTCCAGGAATGTTTTCACGCATCCAAGGAACAATGGTCGAAGACCAAAAACCACCGGTAAAAGTGTCACCTAGTTCCTTACCAGCGTCCCTTGCCCCCATAAGAACGCCCTTGGCTAATCCGGTGCCCACATCCCCAAGAACTTCAAGAACGGAACTCACCACGTTATTGTCGTCACCTTCACCTTCACCACCCTCTAAGGTGTCATCGCCTTCACCTCCCTCTAAGGGGTCGTCGCCTTCACCGTTCACCGGGGTGCCATCGCCCTCACCACCTTCAAGAACAGAAAGCACCACGCTATTCTCAGGGTTATCATTATCAACACCGACTTTGAATATATTTTTCCCATCGGTACGGGTTTCGATGGCGTCAAAGAAAGGCCGGTCCAGGACAACATCTCCAGGGTCCATCCCAGCATTGATCGCACCTTTCCACGCTGCCGATGATGGCGCGTTGGCGTCTCTCCTGGTGGCTAGGTATTGCACCGAGAAATCATCAGATCGCGCATCAATATTCTGGACTTCAGAATTACCCCAATCTTCGTACCTCACTCCCTCCCAATCCGCTACACTGCCCCCCAGAGTTGATCTATTATCGGCGTTTGCCAGGTCAGCATGTGCATCCGCGGACACCGTTGGTTCCGGCGAAGCTTTGATAACCGGTGCATACAAATTAATCGGTTTAATCACTTTTTACGCCTCCGGTCTGCTTCAGATTTCTTTTCATCCCTCTTTTTCTTCATCGATTCATACAACGCTCTTTGAGCTAAATTAGCGTTAATGGCCTGAACATAACCCATTGATGCGTTATAAGCGGCCTTACTTATTTTATTATCTGCCAATCCTTTCACCAGAGCTTCTTCGGCTTGTACAGCATGTTCAGTTGTCCACTGATCAAGCGGCAACGCCGATCCCAGTATCGGTCTGGGAATACTTTTCACGTCTGGTATCTCGATCTGTGCCCTCTCAACCATCTCATCATGTAAATCCCAAGGGTCTTCCCCCTTTGGGCCTTCAACCCGCTCTTCATATTCGTTCAGAAAACTCTGGATTCTACGCGCAGCCCCGCGGTCCTGCTTAAACCCTGGAATCGAAAACTCAGGATCAGTAGCACCAAGCATACGTTTCAACGAAGTCCGAGCGCGTACACGGGCTGAATTTTTGAACCCCTTATCTTTAACACTTGCTATCAGATTATTCAGCCCAGTGGCATGAGATATTTCGAGCTTCCCCCCAGCGGACAACACAACCATCCTGTTTTTGATAGCGGTTATCTCGGCTATCTTTTTGTCACCTTCAGGCATAGCAGAAATCTCATAAATACTATCCTGTAATTCAAGAAGAGTTGGTCCTTCTGTCTCCACTTCATGCAGACCAACTATCATCGCGCCAAGCGCCTTCGCCTGATCGCCGTCAATCTCTCGCGCCTTCCTCGCCGCATCTATTTCTGCCAACGTGGGAAGTTGTGTACGTTCTACCTCACCAATAGCGACGGCTTGGATACGATTGGCAATGTTACCGTAAACCCCTTCCTGTTTTTCCTTTTTTCCCCTTTCTGCATCGCGATCTTCCTTATCCTGTCGGGCTTGAATGCTTCTCATCTCTGTAGCCAATCGCTGGCGAACCGCCTCCTTCTCCAGTTCCCCCAACTGAGCCCAGTTAACGGCGTTCCTCTTATTTTCCTTCGAGGTTCCTCCTGTGAATTTACCAATACGCATCTGGTCATAGACACTCATTAGGTTCTCTTTTTCGGTGGTATTGACCCAAGCCGAGATACCATTCTTTGCGATATCCCCAGCAAACTTGATTTTCAGTTTTGCGCCGGCGTCAGCCTTAATGATGTGCCTTGATATAGCAAGGTCGATGGCAAACAGGCCAGTAGACATCGCCATATCAGAGTCAACAGGATTACCACCAAAGGTGCCCCGCACCAACGAATCCAGGTTAGTATGAAGATCACCCAACATCTCGGAATAAGCGCGCTTGGTCGCAGTACCCTGGATGGAAATTTGCGACTTCCCGGAAAGCAGAGCCCACTTACTGTCAAACGCCTTCCGCACCTTCGGATGCATCGTCTTCGTGATATCGTTATAAATCTCAGTCGCGCGACCGCCGAACCCGCTCAACGCGTCGATACCGGGTTGCGATTTTAATTCCGTTTCAAGCCCACTTAGCCGCAACTGTGCGTTGACGGTCGCGGCCGTTAATTCGCTGGCTTGCTGGGATTCCTCTAAATTAACACCAATTTTACCCATCTGCTGGAAGAAATTCAAACCAGCCTGGGCAACCTGATTATCGATGGGCACCATCGGAGGGGCAGGGACACCCGTAGTTCCGGGAATGCTCGCTTGTCGCGTGTAAGTGGGAATGACAGCCATTAAGCAAACGCCCCGGCGCGGTATGCACCGGCCATCAGAGAAGTGCCGGCACCAATGGCGCCAACAGTTCTGGAGCTTTCTGCTCGACTTTTGTATGCTTCAGATGCGGCTCTCTCGGCCGCGGCGCCCTGTTCAGATGCAGTGGCGGCAACGTTCCCTCCGTAAAGGATAGCCAGCTTTTCCAACTGCCCCTCTGTATAGGTCGCAGAGGCAACCTCTAACGGCGTATCCTGGTTGATCACAACGCCAGACGTGGCGTAACTCGGACCTTGCCCAGACGTTGCCAGGTTGAACCTACTCTCAAACATAGCGGCGTCATGGGCAGATTTATACCTCGCTGCCAGAGCGTTATTCTCATCTATTCGAGCGCGATACCCGGCCATCCCGGCTTGATATTCGGCATAAGCGGAACCCTGGGCGGAACTTGCCAACTTCATGGCGACGGAACCGATTTGCCCCAGAGTGCTTAATGTGGTGCCCAGACTAAATACACCGCCGGCACCGAATAACCCAGCCGTGCCGGCAGAGGCGAGCGCCGCGCTTCCAGCAGTGCCCATGACGCCAAACCCGATACCGGCCGCGCCCGCTCCGGCCGTCCCGACAAGAATGGCTGACGAAGCAGCAGCCGCGGTTCCCGCTGCCGCAGCAGCAGCCGCGGTTCCCGCCGCGGCGGTTCCTCCCGCCAAAGCCGGCGCAGCCGCCAGAAACCAACACATTTCATTCACCCATCATTAGTTACGAGGCGCGTCATAATTGCCGTGATGTGAGAGGGCAGGGGCTGATCCTGCACTATCACGATTTGCCCTTCCGTTTCCCATCCACCTCGGAAGGTCAGCGTTTTGTCACCTGAGAACAGCGGTGGCGAACTATCCATCGGGTCGGAGCCACCTCGGAAATTGATCTCATCAAGGTCGGTGGTATTCGGCCCGACTTTTGCGCCGAGAGTTTGCTTGAAGCGGATCGTCGTATCAAAAATACGCTTGGTCTTTCCCTGGGCAACACCATCGACCGAACCTGCTTCCGGTCGCAAGGTCTTCACTGTCGCCGTCGAACCAAGCCCGATATGCACCTTGCTGACCTCCGGGGAGATCGAAGAGATGGCGCCAGACGAAACCGCCTGGTTCGCATAAACCGAACCGTTGCCCAAAGAAGAAACAGTTTCACCCTCCAGATGATCAAGACCGGTGACAGAAGCAACCGCCTGTCGCACCTTCCCGCCGCTGGTATAGGTGGTAAACGCCGCGCCGTCCGTATTGAGATAAACCAGACCGCCGCTGGTGTATGCAGAATAGGCAGAGGTATCCACCCCAATCGTGAAATTATCGGCGTCGACTTTCGTAACCGTGTAACCGTTCCCGTTTAGTTGAGTCATCCCCGCGACATCCAAGAATCCAACCTCATTGCCGGTTGTGAGGCCGTGCGCGACGACCTTGATGCTGCCTGGGTTTGCCCTTGTGGCGCCAGACACCGGCTTGCCGGCAGTCGCCATGATCTCGAACGTGTTAGTGGTCTTCTCGATTACCCGGTATCGATTGTCGTTGATCTCATCCATGCCACCCACATCGACAACATCCACCAGATCGCCGTCGCTAAATCCATGGGCCGATGCGGTAATCACAATCGGCTTTGCCTTGGTGGCGGCGGAAATCGTCACAGGGCTATCTAAAGTCAATCCGCTGTCAACGTAGAATGCATCGGACTTGACCATGCTTTCATCAACATCGAACTGGCTTTCGATGAACTCGACATATCTCCTGGTAATATTATTAACTGTGCGCTTGACGATCATCCAAAGTTCGTCCTCCCCGGAACCGGGGATGACTGACAAACTCTCGACCACGCCATGAGCAGTCGAACCAAAAGAACCGCCGAGCTTATGCCGATGCCAGGCGATGACCTGCTGGTCGCGCAGGTAGGTCATACCGACCAACTGGCCGTCAGCGCGAACACCCCAGACAACCGTCGAGGGCTCCTGCTGGTAGGCGATCTCGGTGATACCGCCCTTACCCACCTGGTTAGATAAAATTGTCAAATCTGGAGAATTGAAAGAATCCTGTTCAAAGAGATAAGCGAATTCCCTGATCTTCCGCTGTTGGCGCTGGATAAACAGAACAATATTGTCAATCCGCAAAGGCGTATGCTTGTCTGAACCGCGGGTGCCTTCCCGTACAACTCGAACATTTGTCGGCGTTAACGGATCCGATGCGGTCGAACCGGAAATGGTAAACTCGCCACCAGCAGTGCCGATCGCCATGATTTTGCCGGGAGATAGCCATCTGATGACGTTCACCTGGTCAGTAGCCAGGGTGTAGATAACAGGATCGTTATCCAAGGTGCCTGGTGTATGGTTCTCGTAATCACCGGATTTGGACCCCCACAATGTTTGCGGCTTATCGGTTGATCCGGCCCAGAAAAGTCGCTGTTCGTAAAATGCCGTTGTCGCGGGGTATCCGGTGGTGTCGGACCAGGCACCAAGTTTCCACTTGGTTTCGGCCGTTGTACCGCCCAAGGCCTCTGTAATATCTACCGTGATCACCGTGGTCGATGCCCTCGATGCGATCGTGCCATAACCCCACTGGATGCCGCCGTCCCTGAGAAATTTCCAGGTCACGGTGTTATCGACAATCTCATCACCCTCTGATGAAGGACCGCCGGAACCTTCTGATGTGCCGGCTTTGATACATTGATAAACATTGCCGGAATTACGGGCAATCGCCTTGAGTGCATATGCGGTCGATGCCGCCCAGGCCGTTGCCTGATGCCCGACAGTGATCAAACGACCAACGTCAGTGGTCTGGAACCCGTCGCCACCATTAATACCGGTAGCGGCAGATGCCGTAAATGTCACACCGGAGCCGGTAGCAGCGCCAGGCGTCATGGTGGTGGTCGTTATGTTCTCCTCGATATACGGTCCATCAGTGAATACGATGTCCGAGATCGTCCAGCTAGTATGCGCCGTTCGAGAAATTTTGCGCGGCGTGTAAGACGGGTGTGCCACATAAAGGACATCGGCTGACTGAGCAAATTGCAGGTCGGGGATATCGGCTGTTAAAAATGTGGTGGTGACCGTGTAAACCCTGGCAACCGTGCCGGCACTGGAATAAGCCGTATAAGCTGACCCGTTGATGTTGGTGGAATCGACATCGGTCAATTCAAACGTGTTAGTGGTCTTGTTCTTGATTACATAGTATTTGCCGTTGAGTTCAGTCATACCAACGATGGCGGTTATATAGACCTCATCCCCGTCTAAATAACCATGACTATTTGACGTAATCACCACAGGGTTGGCGGCGGTTGCGCCGGAAATCGCTTTGGTCGCCTCAAGGATCGCACCCTGATTTTTGTAAAATCTCATATAGAGATTCCCGAACTCAATCACATACGCCTGGGTGGTCGAGAACTCAAACGGAAACAGCCGGGTTGCGTTGGCGCTGGTCTTGACCTCTTTGACGAACCGCGAACCCGACCGTCGCGTGATACCGCCATGGGGCTGGACGATGAAATTCTCAAGCGTGGCCGCACCATTGTTATATTTCGTAATATCGACACGTCCGAACAAATCCTCAGACAACTCGCCAGCCGTAAAATTAGTGTTGATTATGCTGACGCGGGCCATCTAGTTCCTCACCTCAAGCCATGATAGTTCACTGGCCGGCAAGCTTTCCTGGGCATCGACCAACCGCGCTTGTTGAAGCTTCGCCATATATTTAGTTTCGGCGTTTTGGGCAACAGTCTGAGATGCTGTAATATCATATGCAATATCAGCGGCCAGGCGCAGAGCGTAAGCCTCGATAAACAGGGCGTCGAACAGATTGGCATCAGTGACCTGATGCAGATAGACCACATCCAGCGGCGCCGATGCGTCAGAAACAATTTGCCGCCCCTCGACAGCCCACTCCTCGGTGGTATCGACCTCGATGATTCGGAGACAGTCAGACGGCCAATCAAATGCATTGGTATATTCAAACACCGGCGAAATGGTGTTCGCTGCGATCTGTACACGTTTGATAGCGAAATTCCAGGGGTAGTCACGCAGACACTGGTCGCGCGTTTGCTCGTATAAGCGATTACAGGCGCGACCTTCTTTGGTGTCGTCCGTCAGCGCGGTGATAGTGGCGCCACCCAGGAACGTGATCGCGCGGTTGGCAATCTCAACAAATGTTGTTGCCATCGGGAACCTCTCGTAACCGTGAGAAAGAGAAAGGAGGGGGCGCTAACCCCCTCCCAAACTCAGTCAAGTACATACGCCAGATAGCCGACAAGGTCATCGCCGGTGGCGATGGCCGTGTCTTGCGAGGTGGCGCGTATTTTGACCCCATCTTTGGATTCAAACACATAGGTTCCGCCGGTTAGAAGGTTGGCCGCGATGGCGCCTTCCAACGTCTGGAATCCAACAGTGTCAACGCTGAGTCCGTTGATGAGACCGTCTGCATCGGCCGCGGTGGTCGATCCATCCATTGCGGTGTACGCATCCCAACCCAGGTCCAAAGTCGCTGAACCAGTGGTCCAGTTAACATAGGCTCTGGAAAGAGATGCCAACACACGAACCCTCCCTGGCGGGAGCTTGCCCAAGACAACAGACGATGTCGCATCGCCGGCGCCATCCTGTAAGCAAGTGAAAAACATGATCCGTATCCTGCCATGATCCTCAGTGGTGTTGTTGTTGACAACCGGGACGGCGACGGTATTGGCATACTCAGTCGAATTTTGAGTTGTAACAGCCATTTTTCAGCCCTCCTTCAGGTTGGGTCACATTCGATGTAACCGATAAGCTTTTCTTGCATACGGGTTGCACCGATGGACATGGAGTAAAAGACCTGAGTCGCGTAGTTTTTGTCACTACGCTCACTAATCTTGACAGCGGGCTCACTTCCGATAGCAAGCTTCATGCCCGAATTTTGCCAGAACAGCACTTTGTGGTCGCTGTTACTGTCAGTCTCGATTAGCTCAGTTCTCACGAAATCAAAACCCAGAAAAGTACTAACTTCACCGTGGACGAGAGCTTTTACGACAGCATAATCGCTGCTAGTAACCTCGGTTTCGCCCAGAAGATTCTGGAGTTGCTTCGCATTGATGACGCAAGTGCGACCTTCGTCCTCGGCTTCGTTGGCGTCGAGGATTTGCTTGGCAGCGCGCAACTTGCCGACATTAAGACCGGTGTCAGCCGCGGGGCTGATACCAACCTGAACATCAACTGTGTTGCTGCTGTCATAGCTGGTCGAAGTGCCGCCGGCCACGCCCGTGTAGGCAGTGCCGTCAGCAGCGTCGATGATTGCCTCATCCATGGCCCTTCCCATAGCGGAACTCGCCGCCATGGCATAGGGACCGGAGGGGTCAATCAACATTCGGACACGATCCTCATCATCGATGAGGTCAGCCCAATCGTAGTCTACCAGAGAGACCCGACGCCTGGAATGGGGTGTGTCCATTCTCGGCGTATCGGCATGTCTCGTTGTGCGAACGCGAGCGGAGGTTACGCCGACCTGTTCAAAGAAAGCGTTCTTGCCAGTAACAGTCTCGACCGAGACATTGCTACGAAGGCGCGAACTTTTCTGCTGAACCAGATGTTCGACATTACCCTTATATTGCTCGACAAACGCGGTCGTGATTTGCACACTCATGGTGTACTCCTCTGCGTTAGTTGAGATTAAGGTGAAAGGGTTGCCCGGTGAACGGACCCCGCGTAGCTTCCGCTACCTTCTTCGCTGGGCCGAAAAGGTTATCCAGCTTTGGCTATACGGTATCAGTGCCGAAAGCCAATTCCGTAAGGCGCGTCAACCTTTCGTTCAGCACCTTGTTTTCTGGGTGTGCGGAATCCATCAGAGCCGGGTTGGCCCTGATCTCCGCAATCTGTTCTCTCGCCATTTCCGGCGTTGTTCCGAATCTGCCGGCACCCTCAACGTCCTTGAACTGGGGTCCGGTGCCTAACTGCATACCGATCTTGGCGAAGGCTCTTACCAGGTCTGGATTGGAACCCAGCCCCGCGGCCTCAATAATCTGCCCCAATTCGGGTGTACCGAATTCCCGCATGGCAGTGCGGGCCGTAGCAACACGCTCATCAAAAGCGGTGCCATATTCTGTCTTCAATTCGGCTTCCCATTTGGCGTTCTGGTCCTGCGCGCCGGCCACCTGTTCATTATAGGTGCCCATCATCCGTTCGACAAAACTGTCGTGTAATTTCTGAGCCTGTGAGGCCGGCAGTTTCGCACCGTGGGCGGCTTCGCGAAACCAATCAGATAGTCCCTGGTCATACTGGTCGAAACCCTCGGGCGCCGCCAGATTGTAATCAGCCGCCTCTTTCGGGGTGCCCAGCTTTTCCCAGCCATCCCATTCACCCAGATCGCTATCCTCTGCCGGCAACACCACCTTATCGGCGCCTACAGCTTTCTCCAAATTGACATATGATTTCATCAGGTCTGCGTTGGACTGCCATCCCTTTGCGTCAATAACTTCCTTGTAATCATCGAGCCCGTCAGTCCAATCGGTGGAGCCTTCCGGGTTGCCCGTCAAAACGGACCCTTCTGCTTCGTCAGCCATCTGCTATATCTTCCTTTATGCCAAGTGTGAAAGCGGTAATTTGCTCCTCATCCAGAGCCAGAATAGTTATGATCCGGCGCACCATGTCTCGACCTCCCTCCATGTGCTGGAGTTCAGCGTCTGGTCGCACCCCGGTCATCGCATACAGACCGCAAACTTTCATCAAATCCCTGAGAATTATCTGACCCTGTGGCGTATGTAGGAAGATATCCCGATACGCCTGTAATATCTCAGATTGGACCTTATTCTGTTCTTGGGCCATCGCTCCCCCTGGTTACAGTTATTGCGGTGGCGGTAGCTGCCCCGCTGCCGCCATCTCGGAAATAGTCTGGGCCGCATCGGCGGCAGGACCGGCGTTATCGACCATCTGCTGCATTTGCTGCTGCTGATTACGAGCATCGCGCATCGCCGCGATCTCATCCTCATTCCGCAAGATGCGCTGGGGCGCCCCATTGGTGTCGGCCAGGGTGCGCGTGATCTCATCGGTGTCGAAATTATCCATGACGTTTGGATCGACAGCCGCGATCGGCTGAACCATCTCCAGGGTCCGCAAGATGCCGACGCCTTCCTCGGCCTTCATGGCGCGGCTTAATGGCGAGACATATTCGACCTCATATTCCCCGCCGGCCTCGGCCAGAACGCCGGGGAGCGGAGGCAACAAACCCTGCTTGTCCAGGATGTCGAACTCGCGCTCGATCAACGGACCCAGCATCTCGGTCTGCTGCCGGCCGATGGTGGGAGCAAGCAAGGCACCTTTTTCCTGGGCGCGCTGCAAAACCTCTGTAGCCGTCATCGTCGGCGTCTCGACCAGTATCTGGAACAGCGTTACCAGGAAGGCATCGTTGATCACCTTGCGCCGCTGATCCATCATGTCCAAACCGATATCGACACGGGCACCGGTGAACAGCGGTTGGACAGGTGGCTGATTACGGCCATCCAACCGGGCAAACGTAACGGCGCCGGAATTGGTATTGATGGGGAACATGACGCCCTCATCGGCCACCAGCAAAGGAGGATCGACAACTTTCTGACCAGCGCGAATGACCGTCTTCGACATCTCGTTGATCATCTTGATATCAGGCAGGATCGTCATTGCCGGCGATCTGCCAAAAATCTCGCGTGGTCCTGAATTATACCTGCTGACGATGTAAGGGTTGGTCGCGAATCCGCCTTCTTCAATCAGGTGCTTTGATTTGATCTCGAAATAACCTGAAAAGAATACCGCATTTTTCCGATCACGGCGCATCGGGTCGCGATCTCCGCGAGGCATCACAACATGCAACAGCCTGACATTCTGATCGGGCTTGTCCTTCAGGGTCTTCTTGAAGTCGTCAGAAAAGTCCCCCTCGGGGAACATCTTGTCCACATTCCGCGCCGACGTTTCAAATCGCCGGTAAACGGTGTCAATCATGCCGTGTTCATTTTCAGCGATAAACAGGTCGGCAAGATGGACCGACCGGTAGATTGCGCCGCGCACCGGCGCCTCATCGATAAACAAACCGGCAGTGCCAAAGGCGCCAAGAGACATGTACCCCTCATGGACCTGGGACGCGAAGTTCGCTTTCGGTGAATACCGATGTGCAAACATGGCTTGTTCGACCTGGTCGAAATACAGCCGCACATCATTGTCACGGTTCAAAGCCTGGTTCGAGGTCCGCAACGTATGCCACCGGGCGCCGCGGGGGGTCAGCAAACTCTCGACGGCCGCGGCAAAACGCTCCAACGCCAGAGAAGCAGTGGCGTCAAATAACTTGGCCGTGCGCTTGTCGCCGGCTTCCCTCTGACCGGTGAAAACAGCACTACGCGGCAAAACACGTTCTGCGATCTCTTCCCAGTGAGATTCCCATGTGCCGCGGCTGCGCTGTAAAAGCTCGAAACGCTTGAAGATTAATCCGTTTTCCATCAGACCCCCGTGAACGTTGTCTTGCGTATAGCATCGACACCGCTATTACGCGGGACGCCCTGTAGAACCGTTCTGCCCTGGAACGTGCCACCGCCAGTGGTCGAGGCAGCGAGGCGCTGCGCCTGATCCAGACGATTACCCAGAGAAGAAAGAGGCGACTTGACGCCAGGCTGTTGGGTCATGCGCTGAATACCGGGAGTACACAACTTTCAAGCGCCTAACAAAGTTTTCTTGCCGACATCGGCCGCGGACGTATCACCCAGAGAGCCGGTAAGGATGGTGGAACTACGCCCCTTGGCTGACAATTTCCGTTTGCGTTTTGCCGTGGCCTCTTGATTCACCACCGGATCGTCCCGCGTCGGGGGCGGCTCTGGCGGGAGCGGGAGCGGTGGAGGCTTTGGAGCTTTTGGAGCGAAGGGTCCGAAACACATGATTAAAATCTCCATCGCGCTCCAGACGGGAACGCGTCCATGAATAACAATGATACGTCTTCCGCGACGGTCCATAATCCTCGACAGACGCCTCGCGGATAGCACCTAACGATTCCAACCACCTGTGGGCTATGTCATGCCCATCCATCGACCAGCAATCGCAACGCACGGCGCCGTCATCGATCATCTGTGGCATCATCCGCCGCTTGATGTCCTTCGTCACGGCCAACGCAACCTCAGACCACCGATCGGTGGCAAACATCCAGACAGTCCACATCAACGGGCGTGACAGAAAAGCGCCATATGCCGAAACCGGACAACCATCAGAAAGCGCAACAGTAGCAATGCCGCCAGCAGTACAGGACATCGCCGCCAAATCCTCGGCCTTACCAGACCAAATCAGCGGCATAATCTCCTCGACATCCAGATCACGCATATTCCGCGCAATGAAAACGACATCCCCATAGACCGCCGGCACCAACTCAGCCAAAAGTGTGATCCGGCGGCGTCACAACCTGACCGCCCCCAGGTAACCGGCCGGTGCGAGCGGCAACAGATAAAACATCACCATCATCATCACGCAAACCAACACACAAATAACGAAATGAATCGCAGGAGTGGGAACTCCAATCATGGTTAGGCCGGTCTTTCCAATCCCCCGTCCTGTCAGAAAACTGGCGATGGTAATGCCTGAGAGCCTTGAGCCCGTCAGAACAGTTGCCGCGGTCGAAATAACACCTTGGGATCGACGCCCTTACAGCCTCAATCCCATCTGCAACAGTCAACCTGGGCACTACGGTCGGACGCACCCCTAAACCCATTAAAATCTCATAGCGAGAATTGCCAGACCCCA